GGGGTCAACGATGATCAGTTGCTGCTGCCTTCGGCAGTTCGTGTGGAACCATCGGAGATGGTTCTATGTGCGGGCGTGTAATCATCTTCGATGATTGTAAATTGGGGGAAAAGTCGGCCAACAAGTACTCAGTACAGTACTGTACTGAGTACACTCGGCGAACCACCATCCCCCCCCCCCCCATAGGGGGGGGTGGGGGGCGCGCGCGTTTACTATGTATAGATATCAAAGGACAGGGCGTTAAGTATTTATTTACTTGGTGCCTGTATGCGTAAAGGTGCTTGGTTTGTTCTTAGTACCATGATCCATCCTTGATGGATGTATCATGTTTACTAAGTACCCCCCTCTTCCTCTCTTTAAAGGCTGCTTTGTCCCACGAAAACAAGCACTTTCTCCCACTCTGTAACACAATCGTAACAAAACTCCTGTTCGTTTGGGACACCTGTACCTATAGAGGAAACCACACGCAGACAGGAGCAATAATGGGTGGAACAAACGGCGGCGGCAAAGGCTGGGCAACAGACCCAGACACAGGACTCAAAGTCATGCCAACCAACTGGAAAGCACTACTCGACTGGCTCCTCATGGGAGCCGAAAGAGATCCCCGTACCCAATACGAATGGGCAAACCTCAATGACGTTCACCCCGACTCGATACGGCGGATCAAACGCGACCCACGCTTCGTAAAAGAGTGGGATAAGCGCGCCGCTGAATTAAACATAAACCCTGAAAGGGTTCAGAGCGTAGTAGACGCTCTTTGGGCGCGCGCTTCGGATGGCGATGTGAAGGCTGCTTCGTTGTATCTACAGTATATCGATAAGTTTACTCCTAAGCGGACTGTGGTTGTTGATGATGAGCGTGAGGTTGCTGGGTTGTCTGACGGGGAGTTGGCTGATGAGTTGTCTGAGCAGGTTTCTCATTTGAGGTTGATCGAAGGTGGTTGAGTATCCGCCTCCGCCTTGTATGTGTGAGGAGTGCTGTGAGCGTTGGTCGTGGTCTTGGTGGGCTGACCAGTTTGACGATGAATAGATGAGTAGACTGGCTGAGTTACGGCAAGAGGCTGAGTGGCGACGGTGTGTTGCTTCTGAAAAATATTTTTTGGAGCGATATTGGCATATCGCTCATCCTGCTCATGGGCGCATCCTGTTTGATTTACGGGCTGCACAGAAGGAAGCGTTGGTTCGTTGGGCTGATAACCGCTATTCGTTGACGTTGAAGGCTCGGCAGATTGGTTGGACTACGCTGGTTTCGGCTCATCAGTTCTGGTTGGCGTTTTTTAGACCCGATCAAAACATTATTGATTTGTCGCGTACAGAGCGGGAAGCGGTTCTTTTGTTGCGTAAAACAAAGTACGGGTTTAAACACTTACCTGATTGGATGTTGGATCGTGGCCCTAAGTCGTTGATGGAGCATCAACAACGTATGGGTTTTTCTAATGGTTCGTCAATAACTTCGATGCCTTCGGCATCGGATCCTGCCCGTGGCGAGTCGGCTACGCTGATTGTTGTCGATGAATGGGCGTTTTTGCCTAATCCTGAGGAGGCGTGGGCTTCTATTGAGCCTGTGGCGGATGTTGGTGGACGTATTATTGGTTTGTCTACGGCGAATGGGTCTGGTAACTTTTTCCATAACCTGTGGACTGGGGCTTCAACTGGGAACAACAAGTTCGATCCGATGTTTTTCCCTTGGTCGGCTACTGGGGATCGAGATGAGGCGTGGTATGAAGGAAAAAAAGATTCGATGTTGCCGTGGCAACTCGCACAGGAGTATCCGTCGAGTCCCGAAGAGGCATTTGTTCGCTCTGGTAACCCTGTATTTGATCTTGACGTTCTCGATGATATGCGTGTGCATGTTCGACAGGGTGTGGTCGGCTATTTACATGAGATACAAACGAATGTTTTAGAGTTCAGATGCTAACTGTTTGGGAAGAACCACAAAGATGGTCAGGGTACGTGCTTGGTGTCGATACCGCAGAAGGTCTTGGTCACGGCGACTATTCTTGTGTACAGGTTGTCGATGTTAAGGCAGGGGAGCAGGTCGCTATTTGGCATGGCCGCATACCCCCTGATGAACTAGCGCACGAAGTGTACCGACTGGGTATCTGGTATGGGAACGCTTTGTGTTGCGTGGAGTCCAACAACCACGGGTTGACTACGATTGTGCAACTCCGTCAACTCGGGTACCCTAATCTCTTTCGTAAGCGGTCGTTGAACGCTAATAGTCAAAAGATTTCTCCTGAGTTTGGGTGGAAAACTACTCGAACGTCGAAACCGCTGATGATTGATGAACTTTCAAAGGCGTTAAAAAACGACGAACTGGTGTTGCATTGCAATAACACGCTAGCGGAATTAAGAACTTACACCCGAAACTCGAATGGTGGAATGTCTGGGTCGCCTTACGACGACCGTGTGATGTCTCTCGCTTTGGCTAACCAAATGAGGAAGTACGCTTACATCCCTGAGTATGTGGAGGAGCAGAGCGACGACTGGACTTTCGATTGGTGGGTACGGCAGATACCTTCGATCGGCAAAGGTGGTTCCGACAAAATCGGCACTAATCTTGGCCGTGGGACAGCCTGACAGTCTTGTTAGGACAATTTACAAAGGAATAATCCTATGGCAATAGGCCGAATGGCTAAATACAACGATGTTGGTGCTGGAGCGAAACCCATTTTGGGCAAAACTTCGATGCTTTCTAACGGCCCTGCTCGCCCAGGAGGTTCGCAAAAAGCGACCCTCGGTGCTGGTGGATCCGATCATGCTGTGTCAGGTGCTAAGGGTGCTTCTACCCGCCCGCGCCAGACTCCTAAAAACCAGCATGGTTTGGGTGGCAAGGTTGAGCCTGCTTCTAAGCAGCCTTAATTATGGCGGTTTTCCCGCCTGACGCTTCTTTCGAAGAGTTCAAGGTGCGCGTATTAAAGTTACGTGGCCCATTATCGGACGAAGAGTTGCTCTCCCGTTGGGAATTCAGTAACAAAGTACGGTCGGTAAAGGTACACAACGGCGAAGTCGCTAAGGCTTTGCTACCGAAAGACGAACAAAACCTTTCCATGCGGGAACGCGCCGATAAAATCGTTACAGAAGCGAAAGCAAACGGCATGGATCCTGTCCCTGTCGAGAAACCTTGGTCGTAAACAATGGCAAAAGAAACTAAATCAGAGCGGTACGCTAAAACGCGTGACCGCCTTGATCTTGCGTTGCGTTGGCGCACAGACGAGGGTTACGACGCTAAATGGCAACGGATGATAGACCTGTACCGTGGCAAAACGTATTGGGATACCGCTGGCGATCAAACGACAGACCGCATTTCCGTAAACCTTGCTTTCTCTACAGTAAATGTGATCGCCCCTTCGGTGGCTGTCAACCACCCGAAGATTACCATCACCCCCAACCGTGAAGACGACGTTGAACGGGCGATGTTTGTCGAAGCCGTCGTCAACTACTTGTGGCGACACCACGATTACCGTAAACCTTTCCGTCGTGCTGTTAAAGATTTCATTATCCTTGGTCATGGGTGGCTAAAAGTCGGTTGGAAGTTCGTTGAAGAGGAACGCGCCCTTTCAGAAACAGAATTGGACAAAGAGTACGCGAAGCAACGCGACGAAGTGTCTGTATTTGGAGCCGAAAACCCGCAAATGGCAGGGGAACTGCCAACAGACGACGACATTCTAGGTGGCATCCCTTCCACAACCCGCCACATTCTTGAAGATCAAGCATTCGTGGAACGCATCTCTCCTTTCGATATCCTCATCGACCCTGAAGCGACCTGCATGGAAGACGCGCGATGGATAGCGCAACGAATCGTTAAACCCCTTTCCGAAGTTAAGCGAGACAAACGCTTCCGCCAAGGTGTGCGTCAGGCTTTGAAGCCCGACGCTGGACTAAAAGTACGGTGGGAAAACGACCATGAGCGCGACCAGTACTCTGACCTAACAGACAGAGTAACGATCTTCGAATACTACGACCTTGAGGCTAATACCCTGTCTGTATGCGCTGAAAACGGAGAAGACTACCTTCTGGATCCAACTCCGATGCCGTACAACTATGGTCATCCCTTTGTGATGCTACGAAACTACGACATCCCAGACATTTTCTACCCGATGGGTGATGTTGAATCGATCGAATCTTTGCAAGAAGAGTTGAATAAAACTCGGACGCAAATGATGAACCACCGTAAACGGTATGCCCGCAAATACCTTTACCACGAACGCTCCTTCGGCCCCCAAGGCCGTGAAGCCTTGGAGTCCGAAGACGATGGGCGGTTTGTTCCCGTTATCGACGAGAACCGTTCGTTGGGTGAGGTGGTTGTACCGATGCCTCAGGTGCCATTGGCCCCTGAGATTTACAACCATTCGAACATTATCGAAGGCGATATCAATACTGTTTCGGGTGTGTCTGAGTACGCTCGTGGTTCTATGCCAGAGATCCGTCGTACTGCGACGGAGGCTGCCATAGTTGCTGATGCTGGTAACGCCCGCGCGTCTGACAAACTCGCGATGATTGAACTAACAATAGGCGAGGTAGCCCAACGAGTCATCCAATTGATGCAGCAGTACATGACTCAAGCCCAAATGGTTCGAATCACAGGTAAAGATGACCAAAAGTTTTACGTCGCGTACGAACGGGACGACATTCTCGGAGAGTTCGATTTCTCCGTTGAGGGTGGATCTACCCAGCCGATGAATGAGACTGCCCGTAGGCAGGAAGCGATTTCTTTAATGAATGCTGTGGCACCGTTGGTGGGAACAATTATTGATCCCGCTGAGTTGGCTCGCCACGTTTTATCGTTTGGTTTTGGGGTAAAGAACCCTGAGAAGTTTATTATGCAGCAACAACCACCTGAAATGGGTGCTGGCCCTGAGGGCGCACCCCAAGATCCGATGGCTGCTGGGGGGATGCCTCCTCCTCCGATGGAGGGAATGGGTGCGCCGCCGATGGGCGGCGGAGGTGCGTTTGAAGCAACTGGCGGGGTTCCGCCAGAGTTGATGGCGCAGATGCAAGGCCAGATGGGCCTTGAGTTGCCCAACATGTAATGGGACACACAAATCTCTACTAATAGGAACACCCGAAAGGATTCCAAATGGAAACAAATGAAACTACGGGACTGGACACCAGTAACCCTTCCACTTCAGAAGGCTCAAACAACAAAATCTATACTATCAAAGTTGATGGTGAAGAACAAAAGGTTTCGTTGGATGAACTTCAAAACGGTTATCAACGACAAGCGGATTACACCCGTAAGACGCAAGAGTTGGGCCGTGAACGCGAAAGATTGGCTCAAGGTGAAGCAATCGTTCAAGCATTAGAGTCCGATCCTCAGGGAGCAATCACCGCTTTAGGTGACGCTTTTGGGATCAGCATGGGCAACGGGAACGTCGGCACGGAAGATCCGTACGAGGAACTCGACCCAGAAGAAACACGCTTGCGACGTATGGAATCATCCATTGAAGAACAAAACAAAGCGTTAAGACAGCAAAACTTGCAAAAGGAACTGAACGGGTTACGAGACAAGTACGGAACAGACATTGACGAGAACGCCTTGTTCTCTCACGCCTTGAAAAACGATATCGGGAATCTAGATGCTGCTTTCACCCATATGAACTACGGTTCAATGGCTGAACAGGCTAGGAATTCTGAAATTATTGACGAGAAACGTGCTGCCAATGTGGTGTCGCCTACAGGCGGAACTGCATCGGGAAGTGTCGATCGTGCTGCTGGTGCCATATCTTCGGTTCGTGATGCTTACATGGCTGCTATCAAGCAGTCTTAACCAACAACTATGGAAAGGTAAATTAGCATGGCTGGAAACTCCAACTTTGACGAAA